CGCCAGAGAAGCAATTGCCAAGCCCCGTCTCCTGATTGAGAAAGACCTTGTAGTGCGAATTGCCACAACAGGGGCATTCCCTGACGTTCAACTGAATGCCTCTGGAGCCGCGAGTTACCCGATACCTGATACCTTCGCGGTCAAGCCACGACTCAATATCAATCTCATCCAGAATCTCGCCAAGCTCTTCGTTACCGGCGGTCACTATTCGATCCTCAGAACGCCAGTGATGAACTGCATACATTCCAAGTTTTGCTTGACCACGACAGTAAAGCCGGAGCGCTGATTTCGCGAGGCGGCAAAGTACAGACGAGCCACCCCGTCACGCGCCTCTTCTTCCGTCTTGTTGATTGAAATCATCAAGTCGACAGTCCTAACCTTGTTGAAGTCATCCGAAACGTGTGTGGCAAGCGCAACCGTTGCCTTGTGCCCTTCCCTGTTCGTTTGCGTTGCCGTCAGCATCGCTACGTCTTCCTCGAAAGCGATAGCCCGCAAGTCAACATAGACCGACTTGGAATTTTCAATGGCGTCGTTCGTTCGAAAGATTGGCGCCATGATGTCTGCATAGTCAACGACCACCAGATCGAACTTGATTGGAGCGCGAACGCTGCCGTCTTTGTTGCGGCCCGGTGACTTGTAGGACTCGATTCGCTCACGCAACATCTTGCCGTTCATCGTGCCGGAAGCGTACTCACAGATTTCCAGCTTTCCAGCCTTCTTTCTTGCCAACTCGACCTTTTCGCGAACATGGTGCAGCTTGACGGCCAGCTCGCTCATTAGCGTTTCTGTCAGAGAAGCATCCATACGGTCAGACACAATGCCCGATCCAACCTCCAACGTGATGTACAGAACGTTGTGGCCGGCAAGCGAAGCGGCCTTTGCGAAGTTGATCAGCGCCGTCGTTTTGCCCGACTTTGCACCACCCATAATTGAAGCCAGCTCTTTGCGGCCCCAACCCCGGTGATACAGCAATTCGTCCAGTTTCATAACGCCAGTAGTGATGCCCTGCGGCTGTCTCTTGCCCGACGCAATATCAAGACGTGCCTCTGTTCGCTCATCGATGTTGTCAAAGTAGCTATACGCGTCACCATCCTCATTCAGCCCAATTTCGATCGCGGCCTTCATCAGCTTTTCGATCTTGTCGAACTGGCCCGTTTCACGCAAAGCGACCGACTTCATGATCGCCGCACCGACCGCTTGGTGACGAACGAACTGCGCAAGCTTGTCCTCAACGTACTCACGGCTGGTTAAGGCGTCGCTGATGATCTTCTTTCTGGCAGTCAAAAGTTCCGGCAAAACGTCCTTTCTGATCGCCCCAGACTTCGCCGCGTCACGTATCAAACTGGCCGTCGTCACGTTGTCGGGAATACAACGATATTTCGCGTAATGCTGAACGACCAGATTCACTAAAGACGCCTCGCCGACGTTTTCGAAATAGTCGGGTTTGATCAGATGCGAAGCGCGACGCATGAACTCGCCATCGCGACAAACCAAAGCGGCGACCGCCGTCTGAAAGTCCGCCTCGAAATCGAACTTTTCAACCTCTTCAACCGGCTCAGAGACGCCAGAATAGCTATCGCCGATCATTGCAACGATTGACTTTTCTGCCTCTGCGGCCTCACTCATTGATCGAACTCCGGCCTGGATGCCCTGAATTCAGAAACGTCATGCTTGAATAAGACGCGCGTAATGTAGCTATCGCCACCCTGAACGAAGACCTTCACGGATATGGTGAATTTGTCGCTTGTTTTGATTTGTCCTGAGATTTGCTCGCCGCTGCTCATCTTCTCGATGGTAACGGTAGCGCCAGACGCCTCCAGAGCCTTCAGGTAAGCCTCATGACCCTTTGGGGATACCTGAGACTTCTGCTTGCGATCGGCGCCCAAAATGGGCCTTGAAACCGATTTCGGGTAGCCTTCAAATTGTTGGTGTTCCATTTTTCTTCTCCTAAAAGTTAGTGTCAAACGACAGTTGAACTATAGTCAGCAATGACTTATTCTTGCAAAACCTCAACGGGAGGAATCGCACTCAAAACTACACGCTGATCAAAGCGACGAAGCGCCTCTTCAATTCGAATGGCGTCAAATTCATAAATCAAAGACCGCAATGAATATTCGGGGAAACGTCTAGCCTTAGCCTGACCAATCACGAACGCTTCATGCGCAAGCTGATTTTTGCTACCGGTGAAGTTTACGACGCGGTAGTAGGGGTCGCGAGCTACTTGAAGGGATACCGAACACTGCTCTTCCCAAGCGATCATGACTTCCGCGATCAGATCCTCGTTTCTCAGTAGATGCGCGGGGCGCGGCGGGTAGACCTTGCCATCGACGCTGACCATTCGGTAGAACCAGGACATCGCAAAGCTTAGGAAAAAGTCATACCTCATGCCGGTTTGATCGACCAGTTGACGCAAGCGCCAAAACGAAAGCATCTCTCTCGCCTTGAGAAAATCTTTGCCCTTGATCGAGCTTATATAGTCAGCCGTTTCGAAGTTGACTGCCTTTCTACAAAAGTTGCGATACGCGTCCGTGTAGCACTTGACGAAGTAGTAGGTCGCCTGCATCGGATGCAACTTGCGATAGTCGAACCACTTCGACAGCATCAAGCCTGCTTCCGGCTTCAGTTCTTTGTGAGGGATATTTTGGATCGTCAGAACTTCGTAGTTCAGGAAGCCGAATCTGCCTCCGTAGAAGTTCCCTAGCCATGTTGGGTGTTGGATCATTCCGCGCTCAATAGTCAGTGAATAGTGACTTTACTATAGAGACAGTTTACTTATAGCGATAAGCGTCGGAATGCCCAAGTGATTCCCAAGTTACCCGATAGAGACACCCCGACGACGCGGGATGACCGGGCCATCTTCATACGCTTGCACGATTTCTTGGCACAAACCGCTGCGAACAACGTCGGAACGGGTGAACTCGATGTGCTTGATTGACGGAATCCAAGACAGTCGTTCCACGGCATCATCAAGCCCAGACTTGCCCATGATGTCCTTCTGACTGATGTCGCCGTTCACAACCACCTTGCAGTCGTGTCCGATACGGGTCAGAAACATCTTCATTTGGCTCGGCGTGGTATTTTGACCTTCGTCCAGAATTACGAAGGCGTTCTTGAACGTCTTGCCCCGCATGTACGCCAGCGGTGCCGCTTCAATCACGCCGCGCTTGACCAAATATTCCACATGGGTCTTACCCAAGCGCTCGTTCAGAACGTCGCGGAACGGTTGCAAGTACGGATCGAATTTTTCTTCGATTTCGCCAGGCAGGAAACCCAGTGATTCGCCCGCCTCTACCGCCGGTCGGGTGATGATGATCTTGTTGATTTGCCCACTCTCAAGCATTTGAGCCGCTAGGGCTGCGCACAACCATGTTTTGCCGGTGCCGGCTGAACCGGTTGCAAAGGTCAGGGTAAACGTCTTCATGGCGTCAAGATAGCGCCCCTGCGCGTCGTTGAGGGGCTTGAGAGGCGAAGTGCTTCGCTTTACCTGCTGATATTCAACTCTGTCCGGAATTTGATCCATTTCCTCATACGTGTCGTTGCCGCGTTGACGTTTGGGAAATTTTCTACCGCTGTTGCGAGCCATGTGGTTTCCTGCTGTGGTTGTGGGAATCTGAAATCACTCTCAGTAGTGACTTATTCTTTGTCCTATTATTCGAGGGAGTTTCGGTGATACCACTTGCCACCAGAAATGGCGAAGTCAGTCACCGAGACGTAATCGAAGTTGGTTGCCTTGGTGTGCGTATCGACATTGATCAGGGCGAAGCCGTTATGCCACTTCTCACCCTCACAATACGAAGCGCTACGCTTGTGGCCGGCGCCCATCTGGTGCCATTCGTAGGCGCCGAAAACGGGACTGAACATGCCCCAAGTCTGATGTTGGTGGTGGTGTCCATTCACTCCCGGCAGACCCATGTTGCGGGCGTGTGGAAAGTGGTGGCACATGACCGTGTCCCAGTAAACCTTGTAGTTGTTGGCAAGCTCTTTTTCGAAGTCACGCTTCGTCCAGGCCGCAAGGTCTGACTTTGCAACGTAGTTGATTTCGAACTGCTCCAAACCAAGCAACTTGCCTACCGTGAATCCGTGAAGGTCTGACAGAACCGCTCTGAGCGCTGGTGTCGCGTCCGCAAGCTGACGCAGCAGTCTCGCTTCATGATTGCCCTCGATGAAGTCAATCTGAGCATTGGGGCAAGCTTCGCGCAGCGGTTTCAAGATGTTGTCATGGGCAAACTTGATGCGACCTACCACATCCCAATCGCGCGGATCGACGGTGTACTTGCCGAACTCAGCCAAATCGAAGATGTCACCGACCAGCGAAATCACATCCGGCTGAACGCGTTGGGCGGTATCGATCAGTACGCGGAGGAAGAAAGGGTCTACTTCAACGTCGTGCAGATCAGAACACGCCAGAATGGTCTTAAAGCGATTTGAATTCTCGCGTAGATACTTGTCGCCATAATCCATTCGCTCGACCGTAAGGCGTCTGTAGTGGTCCACAGAGGCATGTTTTGCAATGGATCTTTCCATCGCGTGTTGCTGACGGGAAAGAACGACGCCGGCTTGGCGTTTGAATTCGGAAAATGTACCTGCCCAGGCGCTCCAAACCGATTCTGCGTACTTGCCGTGAACTCGATAATAGTTGCGGCTGATGACCTTTTCAGGCTCCCGCTCAACCATTTCGACCAAGTCCGCAATGCAGTCTTCTTTTGAGCCTTCCTTGAGTTTGTCGATCAGTGATTCGGATAACGGAACTGAAATATCTCTTGTCATTTAGCCTGCGCTTTAATTAAACCATCAACATAATCCACCAACTCACCGTGCCTTATTGCGAGTTCGTTGTATTCGTCGTGGACTTCGGTTGCACTATGGAATATTTCGGCTTGGGTAATTCCGGTAGAGGCTTCGCCTTCATCATCGCTGATTGAGGCGGGGTCAAAAGTGGTGGCTTCGCGACTGGCGCGCAACAGCCAGTAAGTACGAGCATCAAGAGTCCAAACAGGCCGACAATCATCAGGCTTCTTGCTGACTTCATCTTTCTTTTCCTTCGTTTCAATATGACGAGCAATTTGCTGACGGATGTCAGCTCCGGCTTTTTTTACGTTTTCAACTTTTGATTCAATTTTTGTGGACGTCTCGTTTGACTTGATAATGTTGCTGGCGCTTTCTTTGTGCGATACGTTGACTTGTTTGATAATGGCGGCATCAACAAACTTTCCTTTGGTGTAAAAACCAACTCCAAAGCCAACAGTTAAAGCGATCGTGACGGCAATTAGAATGTTTTTTACTTGGTCGATCACGAGGCTTCTCCGGGCGTTTTCAAAGCTGCCCGCTCACCAAACCAAAAACCGAGAATCATGCTATTGGCCGGAGCCATAGCCATAATGTATTCCTTGATATTTAATTGACCTTCGATCCACGCCCAAAGACATACACCATTAAATAGCAACGTAATGATGCCGGTCAGCAACGGGCGAACCGACTTGTGGATTACTTCAATAAGCTTTTCGCTGTCCATACGTCACCTGTGACTAATCGTTGCGGGCGCTCATGGATAGAACACCCTCGGTTTTCCATCTTTCCAACTTCTATTTTGAACCGTCTGCAAATGGCACCAACCTTGAGTTGCTGATGGATGCTCCATCCAAAGGCCAATAACTTCAAGCGCCCTTTGTCCGTTTATTGTCATCAGCCAAGCGTCCAACTTTCCATCTGAATCACCGATGTCAATAGCCAGCCCAAGCATGTGTTTTGATTTAGTCGCCGCTTTTTTGGTGGCTGCATTCACCGCCGGCGGTCGCCAACCCGAGGTTGCGGTTCTGTCGCGCTTTGCGTTGGGATTCGTCGCGTAAAACAATTCAAGCAAAGCGTTTGCGCGCCGAATTGTTTCGATTGAATTTTTGCGAATTTCTTCCGTCAGTTCGGAGGCATATTGCTTGTCGCGACCTTTGTAATACTCAGCCGACGTAATCATTTAATTTCCGATACGCCATTTGAAAGTCGTTTCGAGAAATGAGCCTCGATAAGCTTGACAAACTCAGCGCCCATGTGACCAGCAAGCCCGGTACATATCGCGGTTAATGGAACTGGAACATCAAATTGAACGCAACCCAACCAACACATAAATCCAGCAAAGCCAGACATGCTCATGTGCGCGAGTACGGACAACCAAGAGTGAGGCAGCCCTGATTGAATTCGGTGAAAGTAAGAAATCGCCCCACCCCACATGGCAGTCAAGCCAGCAAGCCAAACATGCGCCCACTCCACTTGACTGAATAAGAACACTTTATCTTGCATGATTTTTGCCCGAATTGTTTTGTGGAGCATAGCTCAAATCCGTTTAAATGTCCAGTCACTCGTGACTTACTTTAATCCGATATAATTTCGAATTGAAAGTAGTTTTGTGGCGACGTATTTCCCGATAGAACCATCAACCGACATCGAGGAAGTTTGCTTTGCCCAAATCGCCTCTGCTATTTCGACAGCACTTGGGCCGCTTGAGCCGCTGGTACTGATTCCCTGCGCCTGCACTGGCACGGTGTAATTGACGTTGACCTGATGCGGCCCAAGCGTGCGAACGACTGGCGTACCACCGCCCTCCACGAAACCGTTGCCGGTCAGCGTCAGATCGTGGTCAGCCTCCATTGGCCGCACGCGCCATGCCCCCTGAAGGAAGTAGTACGGCGGGATCGATAGACCTCCACCCAGATCATCGGACCCGACCTGACGGACAACCATGCCATACTTGGCATTGTCCGACAGTGCAGCCCAATCCACCCAGCGAGAGTAAATCTCAGTCCAGGTGGCGGCTACCGTATCGAGAATGATCCGGCGTGTGGCAGGATCAAAGATGATAGCCATTATGCGTAGACGCGATCCGTTTCAGCCACCAAAGACAAGCTGATGCCCTTGGAGCGAGTCAGCGTGCCGGTTGCAACGGCGAACTTACCTGTGCCGGGCTTGATCCCGATCAGCGTAACCGGACGATCTGTGCCGCCAGTGTATCCACCCTGGACGTTGCCGTCATAGTCGTAGTCAAACCCAATCGACACGCTGCTGATTGCCCCGGTAATGGGTGTGCCAGCAGCATTGTTGACGGTGATTGCGCCCGCCTCGCCATAGTCGTTACCAGCACCAGGCGGCGAGGTAAACATCAACCGATAGCTTGAGCCAGCGCCGACCAGCACCGAGTTGAACGACATCACGCCGGCTGCGCTGTACGTATTGCGCTGGACATTGTTGCTGTCGTCGTAGAAATCAACTCGATTCGCGTCAGTCGGCAGCACGTTATCAATGTAGACCGACTGACTCGTAACCAGTGTTTCGCCGACGAACTTCAACAATTCATCCTGAATCTTGCCCACCTTGGCACCCGCAGTGCCGCCAGTATTGATGTCGCTGTTCTGGCGCAGAAGGTACTGGACTTTTGCGTAAACCTGCTCAAGCGTTCCGGTTGTGTTGGTGATGATGATCTTGAAGTTGTAGTTGCTTCCGCCAATGCTTCTAGTCTGATTTGCCGTGTAATAGGCAACAGTGATACCGGAGTAAGGCGCACCTAACATTGCAGCGTCGGCAGTTGCCTGGACTGAACTAAGCAGCGTTGTAAGCTTCAAATCATCTTCGTTCGATATCAGAAAGTTCTGCTTGTTCGCTCCAAGTGCGGTCGCCCCGGTGTCAGCCAGGATCGAAGACTTGAATTTCTTGCCGTACTCACGACAGAATGCCTTTGCATAGGTACGTTTATCGAAGTTGCCATGTGTAGCATCACCAAATACCTTGATACCCACGTTGAACTGATCCGTAAACGGGAAGTTCGTCGGTGCATCAATGGAAGCCAGATGGTAGTAAGGCTGTACTGTAGTTGCAGGAGTCAAACCGCCCAGGCCCACGAAGCCTGAGAACTGTTGCAGCAGCACGCCAGCAGCCGAGTATTCAGACCAGCCACCATCACGCATCATGTTGCGGGTAGCGTTGGAGTCAGTATCGCTGAACTTCCAACCCGAGAAAGTTGCACCATCTGTACCAATCTGGAACTGACCAGACAACGCATCAATGGCATAAAAAGGGAACGGGCTATCTTGATAGGTACTGGTAGCCCACAGATCCACAAAGAATGAGTACAGTGCTTGCCAAGTAACACCATCCTTTGCGACCAGATCGCCAGCGACATTCAGCGTAATGATGCGACCGGGTTCGTCAATCGTGACCTCGACCCCAACCGCAAGTAATGATTTAGATGTGATTTTTGCCATGATGTAATTCCTTACTGATAGTTACGGTCTTGGGAGAGAGAAACAGGAATGCTGGAACTGGTCAGCCCTAGCGTCAGATTGCGAATGAATTGCACCTGATACCCTGGCTTAATGAATCCCACATCAATCGTGGGCGTGCCTGCGTAGGCATAGGCGTAGGAAGTCCCTACGTTCTGATCAACCTGATCAATGATGGTGTTCGTGCCAGCGGTCAGAATCACAATGTCACAACCAGACGGCAAGCCAGTGAATGTCACCGTGGTCATGTCATCAGGATAAGTAGCTGTCTGATCTACCGTGGTCCAGAGGTACAGACCTTGGATGTAACTATTGAACGATGGGCCTAGAGCGAAGGATGTATTGACCAGCACAATGTCCGTACATCGTATTTGACTGTCAGAGTCCCTTACGATGTCAAGAGTTGTTGTTGCTGTCCATGTGCCAGTTACTGTGTCAATTACACAGACACCTGTAGTACCTAAATCATAAACAGCAACTACACGAGCTGTAGCTCCTGAGGTGGGCTGACGAATTGTTTCACCAACTACAAAATTATTAGTCCGCCCACTATAACGGAGAAACTGGCGTGCAGTTAGCTTAATCTTGAGATTAAATCCAGTTGTTGCTGATACAGACAATGCCACAAGATTAGCAGGTATAGCTTCAATCCAACTTCCATAACCTGAGCCAGTATCAATTTGAACTTCAATCAGTAGAGCTTGAGGAGAATCAACATAAACAGTTGAATACTCAAGGTCTGATGTAAGAACCTTAGGTAGAATTTCTCTAAACCCAGTTACACCATAAATCTTGTGTGGCCACGTATATGTTACTGAGTCACCAGCTTGCTGAAGATATAGTCTTCCAGTGTTTGAAAAGGTAGCAAGGCCAGTTAGTTCATAAGGCTTGACTGGTAGAGTAGAAGCAGTAAATACTATACCTAACGCACCAGTAGTCTGGGTGTGATACATCTCTGCAAAGTGAGTGTCAAATACCCCTGAACCACCTTGTAATAATCCATCTATATTGTTATTAATTGTCCAATTTGGTGTAGCAGCTGCTCCATCTGCTTTAGACGCATTACCACCTCCTACACCTTTGAATATCATTCCGTTATTATAAGTATATAACGCAGCACTTCCAAACTCAGTTCTGATGTTTTCCAAAACTGTATCATTTGCAGTATTCAGTGCATAAACAACTGGATTAGAAGCTCCTCTCACCATATTACCATCTATTTGAATATTCTTAAAACGGTTTCTGTTTGAATCAAGTTGAATATCTATATTAGCTAAAGTACCATTGGAATACCCAGTACCTAGTTTCAGATCAATATTACGAATATAGTTATCTGAACTTGATGCAGATAAGTTAAAGGCTAACTGAACAGCACCACCCCATCCAGATTGTGTTACGTTTTCTAATACATTTCTATTTGAGGATGTAGTAAATACAAAGAATGGTGTTGCGCCAGCGTTCCAATACAAAATATTTTCTTTATTTGGTACAAAGTCAGGATCAGTACCAATACACCATGTATTCCATATTAAATTGGAAGAACCATTAAGGATTATTCCCTGATTACGCATTTCACCACCACCCGTATAGCCTCTAGAACCAGCATAGTTCAAACCAATGTCTGGAGTGACTGCGGCAGCAGCAGTTTCTTGCGTAAATACAGGAGTTGAAGTGCCTGTTACAAATACACCTTC